CCTATTACCTCTATCATCTTCAGTAACAAGTTTTATTGATTTTTCATTAGCAGGATTAAATACAACACAACCTGGCACTTGTATTATTGGATTGCCAATAGTTAAAGTTACAGGAGGACTGAAAGGTATAGATTGTATAGGCGTATGAATATAACTATTAATAGGAATAATTTCTAATTTATTTATATTTATTTGATTTATTTCAGACAATTTTAAAATGGACTTTTAGGTAGTTCAGGAATAACACCGCCAGTTACATCAGGTATTGGTAAGGAATCTCCTAAAGTATCACCTAAGCTGCCTGTAACAGCTTCTAAAGCCTTCTCTTTAATGTTATTTATGATTGCATCTTTGTTTAAATAAATACCTAATCCAGCTCCTACAACGGTCAAAGAAACTACACCCGAAGCAACAGCTATTGCATTAAAAATTTTTTGCATTTTTTTAAAGAAATCTTATATTTTTATTCTACTGTTATTTTTATAAACTAACCAGTTTAAATAATTAGCTAGGTTCTGTTGGAAAAGTAACAGATGACAAATCTAAATTACCATTTGCATCTAGTTTAGGCGATGCACTAGCTGGTAAATCACGCAAACTTTGACGATATGTTTTCCAATCTGCATCATTTGACAAAGTTATATCTCTTGATTGTGTCCAATCACAAGCTGCCAATAATTTATCTCTTTCAATTCTTAATAACCTCATAGATTCTGCGTTTGTTAACCTAGTTAATTCTGCATTTATTTCCGATTCTGTTGGTGCTGTTCCACTGTCGTTCCATATTAATCCAGAATAGTCAGTGCCACTCCAAGTCCAACTTTGTGTAGGTTTAAGTGATGCTAATGCTTTGTGTACGTTGTATAACATTAAGTGTCTCCTAAACGAATAAATGTAGCAGCAGTTCTATCTTGTTGACCACTGCCGTCCCAACTAACTGTACTTATACTAAAAGCTCCGAATTTAACTTTGTGATTGGTTAAGTCTGTTACGTCAATTATTGTTCTGATAGAACCAGATTGGTAAGCATAACTAGAGACATCATAATCATTACCAAAATTAACAGCACTTATGATGCTGTAATTATTATTATCATCTGTAGCATTAATTTGTATTTGGTTACTGCGACTATATCCACTATCTTCGTAATAAGTTTGAAACTCTACATAATAATAACCTGTTGCTGGAAATGTAAATACTCCATTTGTAGGATCGGCAAACGTAGGAGTAGAAAAACCACCTTGCAAAGTATTGTCTGACTTTTCCCAATTACTATCTGCAAAATATGTTGTGCTACTGTTTGTAGCAGTGATTGCTGTTCTCCTAAATGTTTGTGCAATTGTTATTCCACCACCAAAACCTGTAGCTGTACCAGAACAAGTAGCATTTCCTGGGAAGGTAATATTACCTGAAGCATCCATAGTGACTGCGTCTGCTGATGCTCCTGTATGTCTTATACTGTTGACTATTAATTTACTAGTCATTATTTATCTCCTATGGCTTTGGATTAGCATCTTTAACAGCCTTAATGTGTGTTGCCCAAGTGCCAGTTGTATCAAACTTTCCTGCCACTAAGTCCTTATAAATCATATCGAGCTGATTACCATAAGAGTCATACGTTGTGGAACCGTTGGTTGTTCTATCAGTTTTGTATTTAACAGCAGCAGCTTCAGCATTTAATGTAGTTCTTGCAGCATCTATTTTAGATTGATCAAGAGTAACTGAATTACCGTCTTTATCAAATGCCCCTCTGCCATCATCAATAGAAACTACCGTTCCTGCATATGCCTTATAAATCGCTTCATGGTCTAATGCCATATCAAAAAAATCCTTTTATTTATTTATTTTAGAGGAGCTAAACATATCAATTATTTATGCTGCTATCTCCATAACTGTTATATTGCATGGCAATCTTTCATAATCAGCTGTGTCTGTATCATTAACTGATCTACCAAAATAAAATGTAAGAGAACCACTTTGATTTATTTTGCAAACTGAAATTGTGTATTTAATTGATGTGCCAGCAGCTTGATTAGGAGAGTCACGAAATGGTGCAAGAGTTGTTGAAGATGGTGTTGAAGCTGTATTACTTCCTCCATAACCAGTACTCATCATTCTAGTAAGTCCTGGCCTATTTCCAGCAGGTGTTCCTACATTAATGTTGGTCGTAGTTCCTCCAACAGTTCTTGTTAAAACAAAACCAACTGCATGATCCATAATATTAGCTTCACCACCTACTTGACCTGAGATTACAAAGTGTGAGTTAAGTCCTACAGAATTAAATGTAATTGTAGCTGGACTCTCAACTAATGTTGGATAATTACTTAGTACAGAAGAGCTGGTAGCTGTGACATTCGTAGAAACAACTTGAAGAATCCTTCCTCCTAATATGTAATTTCCCGTATCAGGTAAAGTTAATACTCTTGTATTTCCACTAGAAGAAGGAGCCTTAATTTCAAAAGTACCTCCTCCAGAATCAGCTGTTAATTTTATAGAACTCATGCTGCTACCTCCATAACTGTAATTTGAGAAGCTAAGCGACCAGAACTTCTATTATCACCATCATCATGCGATCTATTAACTCTTGTTGTACGCCCTGCTTCACCAGTATACATTTGAAGTTTATAAGTTATTGCTGTACTACCATCTGCTCCATGTGTATCTAAAAATTGACCACTAGCAGTATAAGTTTTATGTCCACCATCTATAACGTAAAGATTAGATAATCTTTGTCTATTACTACTAGCATCACCCCTATACAAACTAGTATTACCTCTCAAAAGTGCAATACCAGCATCATAACTATTTTCTCCACCAACATTAACCGAGTAACTTACAAAACATTTTGTGCCACTTGACGGAGTTAAAGTTACAGAAAGTCCAGTAATATCAAAATAAGAATCTGAAACAGTACTTGAACCAGTTGAAAATGATTGTGTATCTGTTTTTACTGCTTGCACAACTTGAAGAATAGCTCCTGCTGGCATTGCTGCATCTGCGACAGCTTTTGCATCACTGATACCTCCTGTAGATATTCCTGATACTGTTCCTGATCCATTAATTGAAATAGGCATAATTTAGACCACCGTATATACTGAACCGCTAGGTATAGTCAGCGTGACACCTGCGTTAATTGTAATTGGACCTGCACTTAGAGCATTGCAAGTAGCTCCGAATTCAGTACCTATTGTGTAGTTAGTTGTCATGGTTGTTCCATTCTCCATAAAGAGCTTGTCAGAGCCTCCTCCGACAGCTCCACCCCCTGACTGATCAACGAATGAGAGCACACCACTACCATTTGTGGAAAGCACCTGGCCTGAACTCCCTGCACTCGTAGGAAAGGTAGCAACCTTAACTCCGTTAGCTGCGATAGAAACTAATCCTGATCCACTTCTAAATATTCCTGTATCTGTATCATCAGAAAATGTTATGGAAGGAACTGAAGTAGTTCCATCAGGGAATGTTCCACCAGCATTTAAATAATCAGCAGCAGCTAAAATTACACCAAAAAAACTTTCACCTGAAGCTGGAGCGGAACCAAAAACTATATTTGTCCCTGATAATGTAAAACCTGTTCCTGGTTCTTGAACTACACCACCAACAGAAATTATTAATTGTGTCTCATATTTTGGAAATGGTACAGGTGCAGAACCGCCAACTGTTAAAGCAAAAGTTTGGAGGCTTCCATTAAACGAACTCGATACATCATCAATCGTTTTATAAGCATTATTCGATCTGAGATTATTACCTATATACGGCATGCTTACTGAAATCTTTTATTTGCTTCTTCTATTTTACAGAGACTAATTTTTAAGAATTAGGACCTTTTGTTGAGGGCTGAGTCGGCCAAACAACATCATTAGGAGTTTTATCTTTATAAGTCTGAGGAATATCTCTTATAACTTGTCTGTATGCAGCCCACTGAGCCTGATCTACAGTGGCTCCAGTTGTCATTGTCCAATCTGTATCTCTTAATATCTGATCTCTTGTAGCTCTGATATTATCCCAAGTTAATGTATCATCAACACTTTCGGCTGTATTTCCCTCTGCTACCCATTCAAGGTACTCTTGATAGTCGACGTTTGCTTCATCAAATGGAATACTCATTAGTGATGTGCCTTCTGTTTTCAGTACACCATAATCTTTACCTGTAATTTCATCTTTCAATAATTTATAAATAGGATTTGTTGGAAATGCCATAATTTAAAGCTCCGCACTAAAGTCAACTTGCCCACCACTAGGCGCAGCATTATTACACCTTACGATACCTGTTTGCCCTGCTGTTCCTGAAACGTGTTCATAATTATAAAGACCACATCTATTTTGGTCAGATGATGGTTCTAATATTAAATTATTAAATGTATCAGCAGCCCCATCTCTATAAATAACATAATAATGAGTACCAGTAATATGAGCCATTGTTGGTGTTGTTCTCATTGTTGTTAAAAGATTACAATTAATTTTTACTTGAGTGCTATTGTAATAAAAACCATTTCCAATAGGTTTTCCATCGCCAGTAGCATATCTTTGGAAGTAACGATAACAACGCTGCCTTTCATCATGAAATGACCTATGTTCAAAATCTGTTGCCACGCTGCCTACCTCTAATTGAACTCCTGTAATTTCTAAAGTTGCATTATTTGTTGTGTACCATGTTGAAGTCTGATCTTTTGTTCTTACAGCACCACCATAAGTCGCCCAAGCATCTTCAGTAACAGAATTATCAGTATAATCTGTACCCATAAAACCTAAAATATTTATTTGCATCCCTTGATCGTTATTATTATCAAAAGTTAAATTACTGTTTCCAGGAATTGTTTTTGTTATTTTAGTCCAAGTATCAGCAGTTAAAGAACCTGTTTCAAAAGCATATCCATATTGAGTACCATCCAATGTTTTTAAATAACCTTTAAAAGTTTGAGCAACACTAGATTTAATCCAAAAAGATAATGTTATATTGCTTGAACTTGATGTATAGTTCCAACCACTATTTGCAAGATCTTGTGCCTCAATTTTATATCTATACCAAATAAAATCAGCAGCTCCAGCACCACTAGTTTGGTTACCATTAGTAATTTTAAAACACTTTCTGAATCCATTTGTATAAGGTGATGTTCCAGCTGCAACATCTGCCTGTTCTTGTGTAGGAGCTTCATCAACACCAGCATGTACAAGGGCACTTCTATCAACAGTTCCGTATCCAGAAATTGTAGATGACGTACCACGTTGAGCAACTAGCATCGCTCCATTTATTATTAAATTTTTAGCACCACCACCAGAAGAACCTAATAAAGGTTTAATATCATCTGTTAAATCTTGTTTCTCAGCTGATGTAAAGTTTGTATTCTTTACGTTTGTAGCAAGCCTATCTGAACTTACTGTTGTCAGAGCCATTTGTTATACCTCCTTAAGTCTGATCTAGATAACTTACAGTTGCATCTATTGCACTGGCTGTGCCTGCTCTTATTCTTAATTTATCGTTTGCTTCCATAATTATTTTTGATCCACTTATAACTTCCAAAGAAGAT